GCAACTGTTAGAAGGTCTGTAGATGGTACATTATTTATTGCTAAATTTGAGGGCGATACTCCAACTTTTTTAGATGGATTAGATCAATATACTCACGAGGAAATCCTAGTAATAGTAAATACTTCTGCTTGGACACCAGAAAATCCTGAATAAATGAAAATAACTATTTACATATTAATATTTATTTGTATAATTATATCTTGTAAAACTCCTGCACCTTGTGGTGGTGTTGCTAGTATAGAGCAGGTTATAAAGGAAAACAAAGGAATTATTAATGGAGATAGTGTTAGATTAAAATATTAAAAAATGGAAAATATACTAAGTGTTGATTTGTCAAGTGTTACTTCTCCTGTAGTAGAAGAAGTTAGGGGTAAAGATTGGATAGAATACGGAACAGAAGAATGGGCTAATTTATACCCACAGTTTTTAATTGATCTATACAATAATTCTAGTACACATTCTGCTATTATAAACACTACTGCAGGTATGATTTGTGGAGATGATATTATAATAGATGAAGATGGTAAAGAAGAAAATGTAGACAGGTATGTTAAGCTACAAAACTTTTTTAATTATGCTAATGGAAAAGAAACACTACACGAAGTATTACAAAAAGTATCTTTAGATTTTAAATTACAAGGTGCATTTGGATTACATCTTATATATAATAAAGCCAAAACAGAAATAGTTGAGATTTATCACATTCCTGTAGAAAGAATTAGAGCAGGAATACCAAATGCTATGGGAGTTGTTGATACTTATTATGTATCTGCAGATTGGAGTGATACAAGAGATAATATACCTACACCTATAGCAGCTTTTAATAGCAACGATAGAACAGGTGCTAGTCAATTACTTTATAGTGGCTTATACAGTCCTAATATGGATGTGTACCACACACCAGACTATTTAGCAGCAAATAATTGGGCTTTAGTAGATCAAAAAGTAGCAGAGTTTCATCTTCACAATATTTCTAATGGTTTTTCAGGAAGCTACGTTTTTAGTTTTGCAAATGGAGTACCAACACAGGATGAACGTATTGCTATAGAAAGAAATATAGCTAAAAAATTTCAAGGAAGTTCTAATGCAGGAAAGGTAATTTTAACTTTTTCAGATGATAAAACTAGAACACCTGAAATAACACCAATTAGTGTATCAGGACAGGACAAACAATTTTTAGCACTTCAAGAATTATTAGTACAAAACATCCTTACAGGACACAGAGTAGTATCTCCATTATTATTTGGAATAAAAAGTGATTCAGGTTTAGGGAGTAATGTAGATGAACTTAATGCAGCTTTTGAAGTATATTTAAATACTGTTGTAAAAGGTTTCCAAGTACATATATTAAGAGTATTAGCTAAAATATTTAAGATCAACGATATGGATATGCCTATTTCATTTGTTCAGGCTAAACCTATTACTACTCAATTTACTATTGATGATATGAGGTCAGTAATGACACAAGAAGAAATTAGGGAAGAACTTGGATTAGCACCTTTAGAACAAGATGAGGTAGTAGAAGATGATGATTTTGATAAAATAGGTATGATAGATGGTAAACCTGTCTATAACACCAAAGAAGAAGCTATTGCAAATGCTGAAAGACTTGGGTGTAGTGGTTATCACGAACACGAATACGAAGGCAATACAGTCTATATGGCTTGTGAATCTCACGATGAACTAATGAATTTTGGTAAAACAGAATTACAATCTTTCTTAGATACTATGGAAGATATACCAGAAGATTGGGAATTAGTAGAAGAAGAAAAAGTAGAAGATGAACACGAAGATTTTGATTTTGAGCAAAGTCTTAATGAATTTGCTAACGATAAAACTGAATTAGCATCTACAGGTATTGCAAGACCAAATGCAAAAACTAGAGGTAAAAATAATCAAGATGGAGTAAATAAATCATTTAATGATTATTACAAAGTTAGATACGTTTATGCTAAAGATAATTTCTTATCACAAAAAGGAGAAACTAGAGATTTTTGTAGACTAATGACTTCAGCAAAAAAGATATATCGTAAACAAGATATTATTAATATGGGAAGTATGGAAGTTAATAAAGGTTGGGGACCTAAAGGGAATTCAGCTACGTATTCTATATGGTTTTGGAAAGGAGGTGGGAATTGCCATCACTATTGGCTTAGACAAATTTACAAGACATCACTAACTAATGCTAAGAGTAATATATCTCCTAGTCAATTGATAGGATATACTAAAGCTAAGTCAGAAGGATTTACTGCTCAAAAGAATGATAACAAAGTAGCTAAAGCACCAAAAAGAATGAAAAATAACGGATTTAAAAACCGAAGATAATTATGGCATACGTACTATTTATATCAGAAGATAAACTAAAAGATTCAACTGCAATTAATATGAACGTATCTGTTCAATTTTTGCTTCCTTATGTAAGAATTGCACAAGAAAAGTATATAGAAACAAAATTAGGAACTAATCTATTTGTAGCTATTCAACAAATGATTAAACTAGGTACAATAGGTAATGTTGGAAATGCTAACTATAAATTATTATTAGATGATTACATAGCTGATGTATTAATACACTACAGTTTCTACGAGGTATTACCTTTTTTAAGATATAAGGTACAAAATAACAATGTAGTTTCTAAAACTGCTGAAAACTCTACACCTTTAACAAGGGCTGAAGCACAAGATTTAAGATCAGAGGTTTCAAATACTGCACAATTTTATACAGAAAGACTAGTTGCTTATTTATGTGATAACTCTAATCTATATCCTGAATTTTCTACAAATACAGGTTCAGATGTAAATCCTGATTCTAATGCTTATTATCAAGGAATGAATTTAGAAAGAGTAAGAGAACAAAGCACTAGAATTACAATAAGAGATTTTTTAGATACTACATATAATTAATGAAAAAAAGATATAAAGTTAAAGAAGTCAATAAAACAAAATTAAAATCATACTTGACAAATGCCAATACAAAAAACAGTACAGGACACACTAGAGGTGGCAACAGTAAACGGAACAGTACTCGGATTAACAACATTCAGTAACATAGAAATAGCTTTAAAGATTATCCTGTTAGTTGTATCAATAGCTTATACTATAGATAAGTGGTACAGTCAAAAAAAAAGAAACTCAAAAAAATAATTTTGAAATATTTTAAAATATCTGAGTTTGATAGTCCTGATGTAAAAGGAAGTGGGGATAATATGAATAAAGTTTTGATAGGATTATTAGATCAAGCAAGAGAACGAGCAGGAATACCTTTTAAAATTACAAGTGGTTATAGAACAGTAGAATGGAATCTTAAAGTTGGGGGTAGAGTAGGTTCTAGTCATATAAAAGGTTTAGCCGTAGATATATATTTACCAAAAAGTTCAAGAGATAGATTCTTAATTATTAATGCACTTATAGAAGTCGGCTTTAATAGGCTAGGCATAGGATTTAAGAAAGGATTTATTCACGTTGATATAGATAGTAGTAAAGACAGTAATGTTATTTGGAGTTATTAATTAAAAAAAAGAAAATGAAACAATATTTAATAGGTAAAATTTTAAAAAGTCGTAAAGTATGGTACACAATAGCAGCAATAGTAGTTCCTTTTGTAGCTAGAGTTTTAGGAATTGATGAGGTTCACGTTACAGAAATGTTCTGGTCATTAGTTGCTTTAACAGGTGCGCAAGGACTTGCTGATAGTGGAAAAAAATAACAGATACAGATTAAAGCCACACGAGATACAAGTCATTCAAAAACTGCGAGAGCAAAAGATAAGTAATATATTAGTAATAGGAGATTTGCACGAACCTTTTTGTCTTGATGAGTATCTTGATTGGTGTGTAGAACAGTATGATACCTATAATTGTACAGAGGTAGTATTTATCGGAGATGTAATAGATAATCACTATAGTAGCTATCACGAAACATCTGCTGATGGTTTAGGTGGCTTAGAAGAACTTGAAATAGCTATTAAAAAAATAGCAAGATGGTATAATGTTTTTCCAAAAGCAACAGTTATAATAGGTAACCACGATAGACTTATTATGAGAAAGGCGCAGACAAGTGCAATTCCTAGTAAGTGGATCAAATCTTACAAAGAAGTATTAGAAGTTCCTAAATGGAATTTTGTTGAACGATATGTAAAAGATGGTGTTCAATTTATTCACGGAGAAGGTGGTACTGCATCTACAAAATGCAGGGCAGATATGATGAATACAGTTCAAGGTCATTTACATACTCAATGTTATGTTCAAAATTTTGTAGGAAATAATTTTAGAGTATATGGAGTTCAAGTAGGTTGTGGTATAAACCACGAAAGCTATGCTATGGCTTATGCTAAGTATGGAAAAAAACCTGCTATTGGTTGTGCAGTAGTATTAAACAACGGAACAACTCCTATAAACCTTTTAATGCCCTTATAAGGCTTTATATTCTTTTTTAATAGTATTGCCCTAGTAAAGACATAAAATGTCTTAAATCATTCCTATTCTTTCAACACAGTAATTGTTAATAACTTTGTAAGTATTTATGTTAATATAGTTGTTGATATGTAAAAGTATTGTATATTTGCAGTATGAAAACAACTTATTTAAAAACAGACCAAATAACTAAACTGCAATTAATGAATGAATTTGGTGAGAATTGTTCTTGTTATTATATAGAGAAGGAAACAGAAAAAGCTATTTTAATTCATAAACAATCTAGTACTTGGGGAGATAATCCTATCACTAAATTGTGGATTCCTAAATCAGTAGTAATAATAGATAGTGTCAGAATTGAGGATGGTAATCCATATATATGGTGTGAAGTTGCTGATTGGTATAGAAAAATAAATCATATATAATATTTATTTAAAATTAAAAAAAATTATGAATAAGTTAATAAACATTTTAGTACCAATTGCTTGTTTTACTTTAGTAACAGTAATTGTTTTAGTTATTGCAATTTTACCAAGTTTAATAGATAATATTTTAGGATTATGAAATATAAACTAATATCCAATAAAGATTCTATAATAATCTATAAAAGGTTTTTTTGTTTTAATATAGAATTTGCAAAGTTTAAATACAATGAAAAAGAATTGTTTTACGCAATTAAGTATTTAAAGCATTTAAATGATAAATGGTTAACACGAATTTAGATATGAGAGATATATATATACCTACTCCTCCAAGTGCAGAAAGGCTTATAGAGATAGAGCAAGAGCATCAAGAAGCCTTACAAAAGATATATGATGAATGTGATGATAAAATAGTAGAGGCTAAGTTATACTACTTTAAAGATACTAGAGGGGTAAAGCAAAAACACAATATGCTTTGTAAGGCTAATGGTAGACCATTCTATTCAGCAGATGAAGAAAAATGTTGGGGTAGTGCTATAGTAATTGGAACAGAATTACAGAGATGTAAAGACAATACTATATTAAATATAACGGCAACTTACTCCTATAACTTAACAGAAGAAATGTTAAAGATGTATGAAGATAATAATAGACAATTAATAATAACAAAATAAATAGATATGAAAAATAGTAAAGTAGTAAATGTACAAGGTTCTGGAATGTTTAAAGAATTTTATGTTTTTGAAGTAGAATTAGAAAACAAAGATGTGGGTAAAATATATCGTAAATCAAATGAATCTAAATTAACAAGTGGACAAGAAATTTCTTACACTATTAACGACAAAGGAAGTATTAAGATTGTAACTGATTATCAGAAAAACAATCCTACACAGTCAAGTCCACAAAAGTCAGATGATGTACAGAAGTTAATTGTAAGACAGTCAAGTTTAAAATCAGCAGTAGACTTTAATAATGATTGTACTGCTGAAGAAGTTTTACATAATGCAGAGAAGTTTTATAATTGGGTTATGGGATTAGAAAATAAATTAGATAATTTTGATAGTAGATTAAAAAGAAAGATAGATGAAATAACTAACGATGATCTACCATTCTAATATGACTGATAGAGAAAAATTTGAATCATTGTGCGACCTTACTACAAATTTAGTAGGGTTGCAACAAGGTTCTTTATCTTTTAGAACTAGAAAGCAAGAGATATTAGTGCCTAGAATGGTAGCATCAGTTATTGCTATTATAGCCAAAGACATACATCCAGAAACAATAGCTGATACTATAAAAAAAGACAGAACATCAG